TGAGAAAAAGATGGGACAAGGTACTAACGAAGAGCAACCAACAGAAACTACAGAAGATAATGAAGGAGATGTACAGGATGACAAGCCTGACGATAACGAGAACGCTGACTATAATGCTGCTGTTGTTGATGCTTCTAAAGAGTTCTTTGAAAACGATGGTCAGCTATCTGAGGAGACTTACGAGAAGCTTGCTAAAGCAGGTCTCCCGAAGGAGTTAGTCGATAGTTATGCAGCCGGTCAACAAGCTTTGTTACAAACTGAAGAAGGAGAAATAAAGAGTGTAGCCAACGGACAGTTTGACGCTATGGCTGAGTGGGCTAACGACAACTTGGAACAGGAGGAGATAAATGCATTTGATGATATTGTTACTACGGGGACTAAAGAACAAGCTAAGTTCGCAGTTAAATCTCTTTATGATAGATATACACAAGCTAATGGTTCCTCACCTAAACTTGTACAAGGAGCTGTTACTGGTGGTTCTACTATGCCTTTTAAGTCAATGCAGGAACTAGCCCGTGCTCAGTCTGATCCTCGATATAAGTCAGGAGATAAAGCTTATCACGAAGAGATTGACAGAAGACTTTCTGTGAGTAGACTATAAGTTAATTCATAAAGATGTGTGTGTGACGGTCTTGGACTTCTGTAATTTTTCCCCTGTGCTTATTGGTTTGCATAGGTTTTTTTAAAGAGATGTTCCAAGGCCGTCCTTCTTTTTAGTTTGCTGACCTTCTAGATTCATCGTTATGTTTAAAAACATGGCAACAGAAATAGGAGAAAACGTACAGGTCAAAGCCAACCTAGCGTTTATGGCGAAAGTTATCGCTATTGTTGGAACGTGTGTTTGGGGGTACAGTGTGGTCTGGAATAAGTTAATGGTACTAGACAGCAGTCTTGATAGAGTACAGCACGAAGGTACATTACTAGGCGACTTGTCCGCTCGCATGATGCATATTGAGAAGTTTGCTGAACAATCAAAGGCAGACCTTAATCATTTATTAGAGATGCAAGACGCTCCGATAACATCTGACCATCAACAGTTTGAGAGATTGAAGTACCTAGAGAAAGAGCTGGATAGGCTACGAGATAAAGTAGAAGGGATTAAATGAGATGGGTGAGTTACTTATGTTGTTCATCACGGGCGGTGGTAGTACGGCTATGGGTGCTATTCTTAAAGGTGTGTTCGGCTATATCTTTGAAAGCAAGCAACAAAAACACGATCTTGAAATGGCGAGAGAGGCTCGTAACAATGATAATTTCCTTGGACTACAAGCTGAAATCAATAAAGGAGGTAATGGCGAATTTGTTTCTTTTACTCGTCGTGTGCTTGCTGTTATCGGGGTGTCTACGCTCTGTGCGTGTATCATCCTCTGCACCCTCTTCCCCACAGCAGAGATCGTCACCATCACAAATGCAGACGGAGAAGGAGTCAACGAGTTCTTTTTTGGACTCATCAGTTGGCAGGCAGCTCAGGAGCCACTCACTATTTCTTCTGGACACATCAGCCTTATGGGATGCACAGTAATACTACCTTGTATCTTAGGCTTTTATTTTGGCCCAAGCGGTCGAAGAGGTTGACAGTCAAGAACTTTTTGTTTTTACTTATAGTAATAATTTTTAGACAACTAGCGACAACTAGTCCCTCGACCTACTGCGGTAGATAATCCTGTGTTGACGAAAGAAGTGAAAGTCACCCAAACATAACTAACAAATAACTACAACATAGGAGATTATATAATATGGCTAATGGCGATACATCCCCCTCAAGAGTAGGTTTTGTAGATGCAACATCGGACGGAAGTTTTGCACAAGATAACGCTTTGTTCCTTAAAAAGTTCAGCGGTGAAATCTTGCAGACCTTCGAAGAATCCAACATCTTCAAGCCTCTTCACACAATCAGAACAATCGAAAGCGGCAAATCCGCCCAGTTCCCTGTAACAGGAGTTGCTTCTGCTGACTACCACACACCCGGTGAAAACATTGCCGACAGTGGTAACAGCTACCTCAGCGACATCAGGAAAGCAGAGAAAGTAATTAACATCGATAAGATGCTTCTTGCTTCTACTTTCTTATCAAACATCGACGACGTAAAGAACCACTACGACATCCGCAGCGTTTACGCTAACGAGTTGGGTAAGGCTCTTGCTGTTCGTTTTGACACTGCTATATCCAAAGTGTTTATCGCTGCTGCTCGTTCGGCTGCTGCTATCACAGGTGGTAAAGTAGGAGGTATCCTTGATGTTTCTGCTAACGTAATGGGCGACGGAGCTGATTCTTCAGACGACGCTGACAACACAGATCCAACAGGTGCTGAGTTAACAGCTGCTCTTTTCACAGCTGCTCAAAAGCTTGACGAGAATGACGTTCCTAGTGACGGTCGTTTCTGCGTGTTGCGTCCACAAGAGTACTACAAGTTAATCACTGGTGGTGCTGGTGCGTTGGCTATCTCTACTTCTGCTGTCAATAAAGACGTCGGAGGTTTAGGAAGCATCGCTTCTGGATCGATTCCTCAAGTCGCAGGTATCACAATCTACAAATCCAACCACATCCCTTCAACTGATTTGTCTGCTGTTGCTACTGGCGACGGAGCTGCTGACAATGATGTCTTTGGGTTAGGTGGCAGCGGATACAACGGTAACTTCACTAATACTCTTGGTGTTGTTGCTCACAGTGCTGCTGTTGGAACCGTTAAACTGCTTGATCTCGCTACCGAATCCGAGTATCAGATCGAGCGTCAAGGTACGCTTTTCGTAGCTAAGTACGCAATGGGTCACGGAGTTCTCCGTCCTGAGTGTGCTATCGAGCTTCAGAAGTAACCACTCTCTCTCGGTGCTGGGGAGGTCTGCGATTCGTTCCGCTCCCCTCTACCGAGAACTCTTTCTTTTCTATTTAAAGCTATGGCACTGACTACTAAATTAAACGCTGTTAACACAATGATCTCCGTTATAGGAGAAGCTCCAGTAAATACATTAGGAGGTACAAGCGTACCGGTAACAGTTGTCCAAGCAGAAACCGTATTAGACGAAACAAACAAAGCTATCCAATCAGAAGGGTGGCATTTCAATACGGAACATAACTATGTGTTAACTCCTGACGCAGGTACTAGTAAGATAAACCTGCCGAGTAACACACTAAGGGTAGACTTAGACCCACAAATTTATACAGACTCAGACCCTGTGCAGCGTGGACTTACATTGTATGACCGCAAGAATCACACGGATGTCTGGTCTAAGGAGGTTAAAGCCTCCATTACTTTCGAGTTGGAATTTACAGATTTACCTGAGCAGTTCCGACATTACATTACTGTTAAAGCAGCCCGTATCTTTTCCAACCGCTTCTTAGGCAGCAGGGAGATAGAAGGCTTTGCTTTGAGAGATGAGATAGAAGCTAAAGCTAGAGCAGTAGACAGTGATGCTGAAGCTTCTGACAGAACTATATTTGATAACTACAGCGTACTCCGAGTGCTTGACAGATAGACTATGCCGTTACTCGTAACAAGTGTACCGAACCTTGTCCAAGGCATATCACAACAGCCCGACAACTTAAGGTATCCCGGTCAAAGTGATGAGCAGATAAATGCTTGGTCTACTGTTGTGGAGGGTTTAGTGAAGCGACCTCCTACTGAGTATGTTAGAAAAACAGAGAATAGAGTAGACACAGACAACGACCTGTTTACTCATTTTGTTAAGAGAGATGAATCGAATAAGTATGTAGTAGCTGTATCGATTAATACTACTGATCCGTCTCTGCCTAAGGTAAGCCTTGGTGTGTTGAATACAGAGGACGGAGAAAGGATTCCTGTAGAAGCTACTGCTACCGCTGCTAGTTACCTGAGCGGTATAACAAATCCTAGAGAAGACTTAAAAGCACTGACTGTTGCTGACTACACATTCCTTGTTAATAAGAAGAAGGTAGTGACCATATTAGACGACGAAGCTTCTTATGTATCGTACAGTGGTAGTATCTATAAATGTATAAGCTCTCATATTTCAGTAGCAGCTAACACGCCTGATGTAAGTGAGGATTGGGAGGAAACTACAGATGTGTCAACAGCTGACGCATGGGCTTCGGGTGCTACTTATCTAGCAGGTAATAAAACCCAACCTTTAGAAACAGAAGGTTTAGTATTTGTTAAATTAGGGGATTACGAAAAAACCTACGACGTTTACTTGGACGGTCAAGTAGTAGAAGGGAGTCTTAATCATCACACACTACCAGGACATACTTATGTATCAGGAGATTCAGGTGCTAGTGGTAATCATGCGGGAGGTAGAGAACCTGACACGGAATATATAGCAACTCAATTAGCAAATGTGTTAAGTACATATTTTAATACTACAGATGCTGTTGCTAGTATAAGTTTAACAGGAGGAAGCGGTTTTGCTCCGTCTGCAAGTAAACCTGCCTTAACAGGAGCTGGTGTTTATACTAGTGTTAGATATGAATGTATAGTCGACCAATACACGGATAACACACATACAACTAAAATAGGATCAGGAGCAACAGGTGGTGTTGTTATGAACAGCTCAGGTGTTATTCAGGGAGGAGTTACTTTAAGAGGTGGTACAGGTTACGACAGCACTTTAGCTGCTGATACTTTTAAGCTTACTATTAGAAAGCACGTAAGCACAACGGTTGTAGCTAACACAGCCACTCAAGTATCGAGAGGGCCTACATACGGATACCTACGCACCCGAACGACAACAAGTAGACAGACTGACTATACAACTTCTACAGCAGGTATTACTATGCCTACTTTCTCTGTCACTTTAGCCTCTCAGAATGCTTATACAATAGAGCGGCAGGGTTCTGTTATAAAAATAAAAAGTACAGGTGATTTCAGTTTACGCACAGAAGACGGACTGGGAGGCCAAGGTTTAGGCGTAGCTTTTAAGGAAGTATCTAGCATAACAGATTTACCTCAAATGTGCTTCAATAACTTTCGTGTCAAGGTAATCGGGGACTCTGAGTTAAACCAAGATGATTACTACGTACGCTTTCAAACAAAAGATCGTGAGGATTTCGGTGAGGGTTCTTGGATTGAATCAGCGGGGTGGGAAAGTCATGTGGATGCTTCTACTAAACTCGGAGGAATAAGTGTAGGTTTAAATATAGAAACAATGCCGATAGTGTTGGTTCCTTATTTTAACGGTAGTTCTACAATACAGAAATTTGTACTACAAACACCTAACGAGAACGCTAACATTAGGGAGCATAACGATGTTTACTACAATTTAATAAAAGACCACAAAGGCACGTCTATCACGGAACCGGGTGTGGGTGCTGATTGGGAGAAGTATTGGGTGGTCGTGACGGGTTACACTTCAGTTATCCCTTGGGTTTTAGATGAAACTTACAATCAGATGGGTGAGGGGTGGAAGACTAGACAATCAGGTGATGATTTTACCAACCCTTTTCCTTCTTTTACAGGCACTACCATTAACGACATCTTCTTCTTTAAGAACCGCTTGGGTATTCTTACTGACAGCAATGTTATCTTTAGTGAAGCAGATGAGTACTTTAACTTCTTCCGTACTACATCTCAACAGTTGCTGGACTCTGCTCCTATAGATGTAGGACTCAGTCACACAAAAGTAGCACAACTGCAACACGCTCTACCCTTCCAAGAGAAGCTTATGTTATTTAGTAGGCAGTCTCAGTTTGTGTTAAGAGGTGCAGACTTGTTGACTCCTAAGACTGTAAGTATATCACCTGTTACAGAGTACGACATATCAGACAATATAGACCCTGTTGCTCTAGGTAACTACATCTACTTCCCATTTAAGCGTGATGCGTTTGAGGGGATGTATGAGTACTTTGTTGATAACAATACTGAGGTGTTTGAAGCTAACGAGATAACAGCACAAGTGCCTAAGCTTATACCTTCTAACATTACACATCTTGTAGGCACGGCTTCTGAGAACATGATCGTAGCTAAGTCTAGCAATGACGACTACACGTTGTTTGTTTACAAGTACTACTGGCAGAACAAGGAGAAGATACAGAGTGCTTGGATGAAGTTTACATACAGCCGTAAGATACGAGGCTTTGACTTTATAGACTCCGACTTGTTATTACTGACAGAGGACGGACAGGGCTTACACCTAGAGAAAGCTACAATGGAGAATGGACTTGTTGATGACGGTCTGTCTTATAAGTTGTACCTTGATAGTAGGTTGGATGGTAACGGCCTAACTGTTGGGGACTACGTAGAAAACGGAGGGCTTCATTATTATTGCACAGAGACTCATACATCTGGTGTTTCATTTAATAGTCAGTATTGGAATCAAGTGCCTGCACTCAGTCCTGCACCTACTGCTTGGACTAGCTCGACTTCGTACTCAAGTGGTTATGATCCATCCTCTAAAACCTCAACAATACGAGACCTCCCTTACGATCCTGACTTAAACGGGGACAATGTAGCAGACTTACAGATTTATACTAAAGGTGGTACTTACAAAGCTTTTACTCGTACATCAGCTACGGCAGGTACAGTTAGTGGTTCTTTAGCTAATTATGTAACATACAGTGGTAGTCTTTATAAATGTATAAACACACACACATCAACAGCTACTAATACACCTGATACAAGTTCGGATTGGAAATTAAGTAGCGAAGTCACGGCAGCAGGGGCTTGGGCTTCTGGTGTTACTTATCACGACGATAAAAACTTCTTTGCTGGTATCCCTTACAATATGTTGTACAGGTTCTCCAATCAGATACTGAAGCAACCAACAGAGCGAGGAGGACGCAGTGCTTCTGACTACACCTTTCAAACGATTCGTAACGCTAGTATTGAATACGCAGATACTGGAC